CTATGATGACCGTGTTATGGCGCTTGCTTTAGCTAACCAGATGAGGAAATATGCGTATGAACCTGAGTATGCTCCGCAAGTGGATGATTATTGGACTGTTGACTGGTTTGCACGTTTGGGCAATAATAATGTTTCTACGGAAAACCCTATGCAAATAGGGACAAACAACGTTCGTGGGACACTTTAATTAACTTATAGAGCATATGTATACATGGAAGGTGCTTTAAATGGCAAGAAAATTTGTATCGCACACTAGTGCATCACAAACTATTGATGGGAAATCAGGTAAGAACAACAAAATGGAACGTGGTTCCAGTGTTGTTGCTAATCCTATTTGGGAACCGCATGGTCCTCAAAGCCCTAAACAACGGTTTGAAGGCGGAAAAATTAACAACCAATCAACTGATAAAGGGCATACCACAGTTCGTGAAACACCTAAGAATCAGCATGGTTTGTCTGGCAAGGTAGAACCTGCTTCTAAACAACCTCATTACAAAGGTCATAACGCTTAGTAATGGCGATCTTGCCTCAAGGGGCAAGCTACGAGGAATTTGTAGAATACGTTACTAATCTGCGTGGCGAAGTCCCTGAAGAAGAACTGAAGGAACTGTATCAACGCCGTTTAAAGCTTCATGGCATTACGTTTGACACGAAGCGAGGCTGGAGGTCAGTTGCTCTTGCTCCTGATGAGCAGGATTTAACTGATAATCAACGTGAACAGAAGATAGTTGCTGAAGCTAAGGCTCAGGGCAGAAACATAGCAAGGGTTTAATATGGCTAAGAAAACACGCCTAGAATTACTTGAAGATGCTCAAGAGCGTGTACGCAAATGTAAGCAATGGCGTGAATCAGAGAGCTTAGATCAGACTTGGCGTAGGCTAAATGATCTATACAGAGGTAAACATTTCCCAGTTACTAGCTTAAGCAAGCAGGATTTAATTTCTGTTAATTTGGCTTTTTCAACAGTTAACGTAATTGCACCTTCCGTAGCAGTTAATTACCCAAAGATTGTTGTTCAAGCTAACAAACCTGAAGACAGAGATCGTGCAGTGTTTGTAGAAGCAGTTATAAATCATTTGTGGAAACACCATGATTTTAGAACTCCTTTTAGAAGGGCTGTTAAAGATTTTCTTATCTTTGGTCATGGCTGGGTAAAAGTTGGGTGGAAGTTTGTTGAACAAGAACAAACTA